TAAAATTATGAGCGAATTAATAACTTATATAATAGTAATCGTTATTACCTTAATAGCTACCATTTGGTTTTATAAAAACAAATACTACGAACACGCAATTATAAGCTCTTTTGTCTTAGGGTGGGATGTGGTTATTTTATTACTTACTATTTACAAATAAATTAAAAACAAAAATTATGAATAAGAAAATAAGTTATATAGTAATAGCAGTAGCATCACTAGCAATAGTTCATTTAATAGCATCTTACATTATGTGGGATATCAACCCAAGTCATTGGCCTCAAGGGGTTAGATTTTCTGGAGGAATGTTAATGATGTTAGCACTGACATTAAATGCAATTATAATATCTGAACAAGAATCAAAAAACAAATAAAAATATATGAAAGTAGAAATAAAAATAACCCCTGATCTTGCCCATTTGGTGAGTATGGCTGAGAAGAAGAATTTAGGAGCTGAATTGTTATATCTTGCTTTATTAGATATGAAGGAAAATAGAAAATCCACAATCTTAGCAAGTACCCAAGTCGCAAGTAAAGATTTAAATATTAATTAACCCCAAAAACCACCGAATATGGATGATAGTAAAGTAGAAATTATAAATGAAATGATTAACCTAACAACACAGTTAGAATATATATGGCCCTTCCACCCCGATAACCCCGAAAAAATGGATGTTGAGGAAGAATTTAAATTCCTAATGGAAAAGCTAAAACAACTCAAATATGATGTCGAGGAGGAATAAGACTATATAAATTCCCAACCTATATTTAACCTCAATCGAAAGATTGGGGTTTTTTTATTCATATAAGTTGGAGGTTGGGGGGATATTTAATATATTTATACACAAATTATTATAAAACCTAATGGTAGACATAGATAACATATTTGAACTTTTCTCGGAAGGAGATAATCTTGATGGGAGTAACGATTCAACAACTTATATTGACTTTAAGGAAACTCCTACATATTGGGTTGGTATGTTTAAGAAATTAATATTAAACCATAACAATTTCAATAAAAAGGTGATTCAATTCTTTGAAAAAGCAAATGAGGAATTGGATTTAGACGACGTTAAAGAAGCGGGTGAATTTGTAATATACAATAGGGCATGGGGTTATATAAAGCACATTGATATTAACGCTAAATTACACGTAAAATCGCTAGAAAAATACACAGATGAGTATTTAGATGTAGCCTTAAAATTAAGTATTCACTTTTTCGAACAACAAGAAGAATACGAAAAATGTATTTTACTTAAATCCATTCTAGATAAGATAGAAGAAATTAAAGAATAACTTGGCTACTAGATTTATTTGTCGTAACTTCATAATACCGGGTAAAAAAGGGAAAAGGAATTGAGAGAGATAAGAAAATAGAGAGACAGAAGATAACAAGATATATAAGGGATGGGAAATAATAACAATACAATAAACAATATAATAAAGTAAATATGAAAAATGCAGACCTAGTAGAAAGAAGATTTACCCAAATAGATGGGAAAATTAAAACACTTAAATTTTTATTAAGTAGGGATTCCTCCAAGAAAGAATTTACATCGGTAATCAATGAACTAGATGAATTGGTAGTTGAATTAAAATCTATGATAGATAGAGAGAATAATGCTTTAAGAAGAGGGTAAACCAATAAAAAATAATAAGTTATGAAATTAAAAGCAGAAAAAATCCAATCAAATTGGGTAGAATTTATGGATAATATCAATTCTCACATTACTTCCCCTCGTAAGGAGAAGTTAATTGAGTTTTACAATAAATATGAGGAGCGCATTATGCTTATGCCTGCCGCCCATAAAAAAGAATATCATTCTGCCTTTCCGGGTGGTTATGTTGATCATGTAAATCGTGTTGTTAGAGGGGCATTATCAATGTCTGGGTTGTGGGAAGGTTTTGGATGTGATATGACTACTTTTACTACCGAAGAATTAGTATTTTCTGCAATAAATCATGATCTAGGTAAAATGGGGGATGAAAACCATGAATCATACATAACCCAGGACGATAAATGGAGAAGGGAAAAGTTAGGTGAAGATTATAAATTTAATAATAAATTAGCATTTGCATCAGTCCCAGATCGTGGATTATTTCTATTGCAATCAAACGGAATACCATATACATTTAATGAAATGGTAGCTATCCAAACTCATGATGGTTTATATGATGATGCTAATAAAAAATACCTTATGGGGTGGGGTGTTGAACAGAAACCTAGAACATCACTCCCATTTATACTACACCAAGCAGATTTAATGGCTTCCAGAATTGAATGGGAAGTTCAATGGTTACCTAAATTTAATGGTGGTGGGGATAGTTTGGAGGGGGTTAAGGGAAATGGTATATTGGGGGATAATAAAAAATCAACTCCTACTAAAAGTAAAGCCTTAGGTTCTATTAAGAGTGAGGGGTTAAAAAATCTCTTAAATAATTTATGATAACTACAATATTAATTTCCACACTAAGTGTTTTAGTCGTAATCCTAGGATATACGACTTTTAACTTATTACGTAAAAACGAAAGAGCCGAGGACATTGTTGTTGGGTATTTAATATATCTAGATAAAATCTCTAAGACAATTGATGCTGCGGATGCTAAGGTTAAAAAACTTGACCATTTGGGTTCTTTTGAAAGTGATGATGAAGTAGGGTTTTTCTTTAAACAATTGAAACAAATCCAAGATATCCTTAATGAATTTAAATTAAAAAAATTATAAATACTTTATGGACCACATTATAAAAAAACATAAGGCAAAAAAACAAAAAAAACGTTATTTTACCCAAGACGCTGAAGACGCCATTGTCGCGTATAACTCCACGGATGATAGCGTAGAACGTAGCAGATTATATGGTGAGCATATCCATTGGCCATTTTATAAGTTAACTCAAAATATTATACACACCTTCAAATTCTACCACACTGAAGTGGAAGTTTTAGAGGACCTACAACATGAATTGATGGTATTTCTTTTATCAAAAATTCACTTATTTGACCCTAGCAGGGGGGCGAAGGCTTATTCATATTTTGGAACAGCAGTAAAAAGGTGGTTAATCGCATATAATCAAAAGAATTATTCAAATAAGTTAAAAAGGGTACCTATTCAAGATTTAAATAGTTATGCTAACCAAAACTCAGAATCCCAGATATCTAAAAGGATGAGTTCTGAAGTAAAAAGCATTATAGAGGGAGATGGGGGTGATTTAGATAATGATGAATTGAGTTTTAAAGGGTATAAGACTAAAGATAGATTATCTTTTTTTATAGATGAATATGTTGAATATTGTACCGAAAATATATTTTATTTATTCCCTAAAGAATACGATTCCAAAATTGCAGATTCAATATTAGAACTATTTAGGAAGAGAGATTCAATCGATGTATTTAATAAAAAGGCACTTTACATTTATATTCGTGAAATGGTTGATGCAAAAACTCCCAAAATTACCAAAATAGCTAATTCATTATATAAAATCTTTCAAGATAAATATATGTTCTATTTGGAACATGGATACTTCCCCCATACAAAGGTTCCCCTCTCGACATATTTATAATAAAAACCATGGGACAGTTAGATAATGTAGTATTCGGTGATAAAAAATTTGCTGATATATTGGAAGAAATTTACAATAATCAAAAGAAAAAAGAAACACAAGTAATGTCTCTTATCTCAGAACTAAAACCATTAGTTCAAGAAATAGGAGATGCAACCTTAATAGTACCCCTTATTAAGGAATATATGGATTTAGGAATTAAAAACGATGAACAGCTAATAAAAATGGCTACCATTATCCAAAGGGCATTCTCTAAACAATCTGAAGAGGGTGGTAGTGGTATTTCTGAGGATGAAAAGGCACAATTATTAGCTGAATTAGACAAAATAGAAAATACTAAAAAATTAAATGGCTAAAAGAATAACGGGAGTTTCTAAAAACACCCAACAATCTTCCAACACCCCAACTCCAACAATAGTATCTGGTAGGGTGAAGTACTGTATTTTAAATGAAAAAGAAAATCCTTCTATATTTAAACAATATGGGGAGTGGTCTTCTATTGGTTCAATTTTCTTCCAAGATATAAACGGAGCTAATAATTCCGATGTTATAGAATCTGGTAACATAGCTAAACCATTATTCCCAAATAGTAAAACATACCCACTAGAAAATGAGATAGTTTTTATTATTACTCTCCCAAATACAACTTCACAAAACTATTCAACACAAACTAGTTACTACTATTTTCAACCTATAAATATTTGGAATAGTGTCCACCACAATGCACTCCCAGACCCTTCAAAAATGGACCCTAATCAACCTCAAGATTATGAGCAAGTTGAAGGTGGGGCTATAAGAAAAGTAGAAGACGGGAGTACTGAAATTACTTTAGGTGACACATTCCAAGAAAGATTAAATGTAAAAAACATTCAACCTTATGAGGGCGATGTTATACATGAAGGTAGATGGGGTCAAAGTATTAGATTTGGTTCTACAGTTAAAGGAGAAACAAACTGGTCAGCAACAGGAGAAAATGGAGACCCTATAACTATTATACGAAATGGTCAACATGAAGATGGTAAAGACCCATGGATACCTCAAGTTGAGGATATAAATAAAGATAAGTCAAGTTTATATTTAACTTCTACCCAAGCAATCCCAATTGAAGTTGTTAGTAAAAATTATAAATCATATCAAACAGCCCCAATATCTCCTTCTAAATACACTAGTGAACAGGTAATTATAAATTCAAACAGACTCTTATTTAATTCAAAATCAGACTCAATTCTAATGAGTTCTGCCAAATCTATAGGTTTAAATTCTATTGAAAGTATTAATATAGATTCACCAACTACTTCAATAAACTCAAAAGAAATATATTTAGGTGATAAAAACGCAGATGAAAATGTAATATTAGGTAAAACATTTTTAAATGATTTTAGGACTTTATTAACCCAAATGGTAACCTTAGGAACAGCATTACAAACTCCAATAGGTTCGGGGGTTCCAAATGTTGTAAACCCAACAATAGGAGTACCAGCAGTTCAAGTAACTGAAGCTGCAAAAAAGATGATAAATAATATAGAAAATTATAAATCAAAAGTAACAAAAACTAAATAATGGCATTTTCTAAAATCATATTATCGCAAGCTGTTGGTGTAGCTAAGAAATCAAACAAATTAAATGATTCTGTAGAAGATGCTAAACAAAATTTAATTGGTAAAACTTCTACTGAGATTGAATCTAATATACCAGTACAACTACCGTTTGATGTTAAGGATGTTTTATCTGGGAATGTTAATTTAGATAAGTCTTACATAATGTCCATTCTTCCTAACATGAGGGAAATACCTGAAAGTTTAAAGCAACAATCAAACGAAACCCTAGACGGGGTTGAAGAAGCTCTAAATAAAGCTATTGCTAAAAGTAATCAAATAAAAACAGGATTAAATACATTAATGTTACCTCTAAATACCTTAAATGTTTTAGGTTCTACATTAAATACTATCACAACATCCGTAGATTTAACAATTGCGTTAATAAAATTATCCCCTATCCCATCATCAGTCCCACCCGGAGTAGGTGTTCCCTTAAGTATTCCTATAAATTTAAGTGATGGATTAGAAAAGGCTAAAGATATAAATGGTGTTATAAAGGGAGCAGTTTCCATTCTCCCACCAATCACAGGGCAAGTACAAGATTTAGTGGGGGTAGTTTTTACGTCACTAGCATCCTTAGATGCAATATTTATCCCAACAACCTCCTTAATTTCCTTTTTAAGAACTCTCATCAACTTTGGTCCAAACGCTACATCCGAAAACTTTGATGAAACTTTAAAAGAATCAATTAATAATACAATAAATTCCTTACCCCTCACAGGTTTATCCTCAGATTCAAATGCTAATACAAACTTAGATGGGGATTTAGAGGAAAGGTTAAAACCCAATTCTACCAACCCTATATTCCATAGGGGTTATAGACTAACATTACAATATGATGATAAGAATAAATTTTCTTTCCCATCAAGGAGGATTAAAGGTAACAACAAAACACAATTTACAAACCCAACCCTATACAATTTAGGAGATAATAGTTATACCTATAGTTCTTCTTTATTAGTAATGGTGGGGGAAATGAAAAATAGAATAGATAATTCTCTAGTCATATCAGTTTCCCCCAACCCCATATTTACCCAAATCTAAAATGAATTGGGTGAGTGTAGTAAAAAATAGAAATAATTAATATTTATAACAAAACAACAATGAAGACAACCGAATTAAAAAAGATGATTAAAGACTCTGTAAAGGAAGCAATCCAAGAAGAATTAAAGGATATCCTTTTAGAGGCGATTAAATCTCCAAAACCAATTATTACATCTTCCCCAGTTATGGAATCCCAAATGTCAAATTCTAATATCGCCAAATCTCAAATGTCACCTACTGATCAGAGAGCAGCATATGAAGATGTATTAAATTCAACGGGTAATCAAATGTTTACATCCCAAAACGCTCAAGGTTTTGCACCAAATCCATCAATGGATACAGCTAATGGTTCACTTCCTGCTGGGGAAGTTAATATGAGTCAAATTATGGGGTTAATGAGTCAAAAATAAATATATGCCAACAATAGTACCAAATAAATCCCCAATTGATACTGAAGCTCGAAGGGCAGTAGGGTTTAGCTTACCTTTAAACGGTGATGCTGTTTTCAAACCTACATATCAAACTAGAGATCAAATAAAATCCAACTTAATTAACTATATGTTAACTAATACGGGGGAAAGGGTATTTAATCCTAATTTTGGTTTAGATTTAAGAAATTATGTATTTGAAAACTCCACAGATCTTACAACCGAAGAAATAGAATTTAAAATTCAAGAGGGTATAGCAGAGTTCTTCCCTCAAGTTAATATTGAACAATTAATACTAGCTCAAACCCCTGATAGAAATAAAATAAATATAACAGTAACATATTCAATCCCTCAATTAGGTGTGAATGATTCAATAGAAATAGCATTAGTATAATGGCAAATCAAAACAGAGATATTAGATATATAAATAGAGATTTTAGTGATTTCAAAAATTCACTTATAGAATATTCTAAAACATATTTCCCAAACACATATAATGACTTCTCCCCAACTTCAACCGGGATGTTATTTATAGAAATGGCTTCATATGTTGGTGATGTTTTATCTTTTTACTTAGATAACCAAATCCAAGAAACCTTCATCCAATATGCTAGGCAAACAGAAAATTTATATAGTATGGCTTATGCTTTAGGTTATACACCTAAGGTTACAACTGTAGCATCTGTTAATATTGACTTTTACCAACAAGTCCCAGCTAAAACTGTAGGATTAGAAACAGTACCTGATTTTGATTATTGTTTAATAATCCCCGAAAATACTCAAATCACATCCAACTCTAATAGTAGTCAACTTTTTCTAATTGAGGATGTAATTGATTTCTCATCATCAAGTTCTTTAGACCCAACAGAAATATCAGTATATCAAATTACAGGTACAACTCCAACTTATTTCCTTTTAAAAAAGACTAGAAAAGCAACATCATCTACCATTGCTTCTACTTCATTGTCTTTTACATCTCCCACAAAATTTGATACTAGGGATTTAGTTGCTAATAATATTATTGGTGTATTGGATGTAACAGACAGTAATGGAAATACCTGGTATGAAGTACCAAATATGGCTCAAGAAAGTGTATTTAATACTATTAGAAATACTAACACTAACGACCCAAATACCTCAACGGATACTGAGGTCCCATATTTACTCCAATTAAAACAAGTCCAAAGAAGATTCGTAACTAGATTTTTAAATAATACTACTTTACAATTTCAATTTGGGGCAGGTAGTACAGGCTTAACAGATGAAGAGATAATTCCAAATCCAGATAATGTAGGTTTAGGTCTACCATTTGAAAAAACCAAATTAACAACAGCATTTTCTCCTGTAAATTTTGTATTCACAAACACTTATGGGATAGCTCCTTCAAACACTACTTTAACCGTTAGATATTTAACTGGTGGGGGAATTAACTCAAATGTAAACTCAGGTACTTTAACTATTATAGATGATACTAATGTAAGATTTATTAACCAAAGTCTAACCGACCCAACATTAGCCAACCAAATATTCGCTTCACTAGCATCAAACAATGTACTATCCGCAGATGGTGGGCAAGATGGTGATACTATAGAGGAAGTACGATTAAATGCTTTAGGAAACTTCCAAAACCAACTAAGAACCGTAACACCTCAAGATTATTTAATTAGAGCTCTTTCAATGCCTTCTAATTTAGGTACAATTTCAAAAGCATTTGCCGCCCCAACAAAAATTGGAGATTATAGTATTTGTGAATTACCTACAATTTTAGATTTATACATTTTATCATATGACATAGATAAAAAATTAAGAACAGCATCATCAACTTTAAAGAAAAATCTACAAACCTACCTATCAGAATATAGAATGGTAAACGACTCTATAAAAATAAAGGATGCATATGTTATTAATATAGGTGTAGATTTTGACATAGTAGTTTTACCTAACTACAATAATAGTGAAATATTAACCAATTGTATTTCATCACTTCAAGATTATTTTAATATAGATAAATGGCAAGTAAATGAACCTATCATGTTAAAAGATTTATATATACTTTTAAGTAAGGTAGAAGGTGTCCAAACAGTAAAAAATATAATTATAGACAACTTAACAGATGGGATATATAGTGAGTATGCTTATGATACTAAGGGTGCTACATCTAATAATGTAATTTACCCATCAATAGATCCTATGATTTTTGAAGTAAAACTTCCTAATAATGATATTAAGGGTAGAGTTGTACCATTATAATATTTATAACAAAATAATAACCCACATTTAGACTCTCTCAATGGCAATATATAAACTGTTCCCCACAAAAGATACATCACTTTATAGTGAATTTCCAACTCAAAATACTGGGATGGATGAGATATTAGAAGCATCCACATACATTAAATTAGGAACCCCACAAACTAGTAGATATTTAGTAGAATTTTCTACACCAGAAATCACGGATGTTATAAATAATAAAATATCTGGTTCATCTTATACAACATATTTAAGAAATTTATCAGCTAATGTTACAGGGTTAAATACAGATTCTGTTTTAAAATTCCACCAAATCTCCGGAAGTTGGGTTATGGGTACTGGGAAATCTTCAGATTCCCCTATTCAAACAACGGGTACAAGTTGGTTATGGAAAGATGAAATAAATTCTATACCATGGGTTAATACTGGTAGTGATTACTACACAACCCCATCATCTTCTCAAACATTTAATTACTCAGATATCACAGATATTAAAGTTGATGTTAAGGAAATGGTTGAAGATTGGTATAGTGGATCTATCCCAAATAATGGGTTTTTAGTAAAACAACAAGATGGGGATGAATTTTCATCTTTAACTAGTAAAGCAACCACTTTTAAATACTTTTCAATCGATACTAATACAATCTACCCCCCTCAATTAGAATTTAGATGGGATGATCATATATTTAATACAGGTTCAAGTACAAATACTATTCTAAACAAAGCTGAATCATTCATTTCAGTATATAACAATGCGGGGGAATACTACCCATCAAGTATAGAAAAATTTAGATTTTCAGCATTACCAAAATACCCAGATAGACAATTTATAACGGGTTCATATTATACTCAAAATTACTACTTACCAGAATCAACATCATTGTATGCTATTAAAGATAGTGAAACTAATGAATATGTTATAGATTTTGATCCGTTATATACTAAGATAAGTGCTGACAGTGTGTCAAGTTATTTTAACATTTATATGGATGGTTTAGAACCCGAAAGATATTATACTATCTTAGTAAAGACAGTATTGGATGGGGTAACAAAGGTGTTTGATGAAGATATAATGTTTAAAATAATAAACGGATAATGGAATTAAAATTAAATAGGCAAGTATTCAATAAGGGTAAATTTAATGAGACTGTTGATACCACATTCTCCCAACTAGTGGATAATTTCCCACCACCGGTTTTTGATATTAACTTGGCTACCACAGAAGATTTTTTTACATTATAT